CACTCCTATAACTGAATTAAGTTGATCATTTGAAATACATTTCTCAAAAACAGGACTCAACGGTATATCAGGAATATATCTGGGTAGAAAAGACAATATATGTAGATATAATTCATCACATAATTCGGTTAGTCTATTGCCAACAATATATTCTCTCTTGCATTCAAAATCAAGAGTAGTATATTGTCGTGGACTAATTTCATCAAAGAGACCATATTCTCTAAGTGATTCATTTTCAAAAATACCATAGAAATTGGTATCATTTAAAGGATCTTTGTAAAAAAATAATTCTACATCTAGATCAACATTTTCAAATTCAAGTTGCTCTTGAATTTCTTCATATTGGTACTCACCAACCGATTGCATATAAACATCGTTAAAAGATGCGATTATACCATCAACATCTTCTTCATCATCATCTCCAAAAATTCTTTGGACGGATTCATAATAATTCGAAAGTGGGGACATAGGTCCAGCACTTTCATAAAAAGTTTCTTCTCCATCAGGGAGGATAAGTATTGAGAGATTGTTAAAATCTCCTGGGGGGTTTTGTTTTTGTTCTGGTTTTAATTCTACCATAAGTAAAAAGAACAAACTATCAACAGCTTAACTGACTTATAGTCATAAGTCAAATTCATTCATTTAATGAAACTCGTATAGTTTCACTATTAACAATATTGAATAGCCTTGTACAAATTGCAGGTAATTTTCCTAATCAGAAAATAAAATTTAATGTAAATTTTATACACAAATAATATTTCCGTCATCGGGATCTTCAACATTTTGTAGGATCTATTTCGAATCGTCTAGAATCGAATCGCTGAAACACAAGTGCTACACTTGTGAGTTTGACGTTTTCTATATCAAGATCAATAGTAGGACGATAACTATTAATTTTATCGTGATTAGAAACGAATAAAACATATTCACTTATATAAATGAAATATAGAATATGTAATATGTAATATAAATTTTTATTTTGTTTTTATTGTTTTTTAAAATATAGCTTAATTAAGATAAAATTTATAATTAAGTAGAAGCTCCAAATATA